CGATTTTAGTCCTTTTTATCCTTTTCTTCGAGAAGTTTAATGTAATTCTCCAACGTACTGATACGTTTATCCTTTTCCTGGATTAACTCTTTGAGATACTGGTTTTCCATCTTACTGTCGTTGATCTTCACATTAGAGAGGACATTGTTAGAACCGATGACTTCTCCCGTCTTTTTCACGGCCCACTCGGGGGTAGTGAAGAAATCATCCATAGAACACTTGAGTACATCACGCATGCGTTCAAGTGTATGGCAAGTAACACTCTTTGCCATTTCTACATGATACAAGCCCGTCGATTTACCTTGAAAAACTTGTTCTTCGAACTGTTTTTTCGTCAAACCTGCTTGAGCTATTAACCTTCTGAGTACCTGACCGTTATACATAACCACATATTTTTATTAATAATATTTAACTTATATCTTTTAGTATTTCACTAATATTTCTTAGTATTTTCTAAAAATTATTTGTATCTTTGCAACAAAGTTAATAATAATATTTGAAATATGAAAGAAAATAAGCAAAAAAATGAGAAAAAAAATTCATTGCGAGATTGGTATAACGAGATTCCTCGCTCAAAAAGAAACAAATTCATTCTCGCACTTCAGTTGAAATTCGGAATGTCGGCCTCAGGCATTTACGACAAGATTAAAAAAAACAACTGGCTACCATACCAGCGGGAAATAGTCGACGAAGTTATCAATGATGGAACATGGGAGCAATGACGATAATATGCAACAGCAAACAGCTGGAGCACATTTTGAAAGATTTCGAGGATGCCAGCGTTCCCGCCGAAACATCTTACGGATCCTTCCATAAGGGAAAAACGGAGTTAAAAATTCACTACGATGATGCAGATGACGGCATCGTTGCAGGTATTGTTAAATATAGAATGAGAAACAATGAAACGGAAAACTAAAAAAATAAGCTTAGAAGATGCCATCATGGCAAAATTTCCCGATGCAGTCATTTACGAAGTTAGAAACGATCGTTTCGGCAAGCGGGTTCTAGGCGTTATTCCTGCAAAAGACGAATACGATGACAAGCGTATTGTCGAGTGGAGTGAAGACGGCATTGCATCCGAATGCAGAGTGAGCGAAAGAGACTACCGTGAAGTAAGGTGGAACGAAGAAGAAGAAAGACCTGAATATATAGAGGCTAAACTTCTCATTCATAACGAAACGTTTAACGTTCAAGTAGATGGCTCCAAGTAAATGCCTAAACTGTGCAATAGGGGTAAACTGTATCAACGGAAGATACTGCCCCCTATTTCACAGATATATAGAACACGGTTCCGAACCACTTGGGTGCACACCTAAAAGAATTAGCGAATATGAAAGCAATAATAACACTAGAAACAGGATATAAGACCATTATAGAATTCCTCACCCCCCCACAGCGTAAGGAATCCGAGACACAAACAGAGTTTGAAAGACGCGTTCTTTCACTTATCAACCTGTCTCAGCCCAAAGCTGTCAATAAGGCCATAAAGCTTCATATTCTGAGGCATTAAGACTTTCGGCAGCAAGTATTTTGTTTTGAGTCTGCAGATATTTATCTTTGCAGGCGGTTTTAAAGGAAAAGAAATATGATCAAAGCAGAACAAATTTACCAGGCAACCGATGACGGACTGGATATAATCATAGGATTATACCCGGACGCCAAGGAGTGCATACAGAAATACTGTTCGACTGGCACGCCTAAAAAGCACTTTGCCATTCGTAACGAAAAGACTCCTTCCTGTGCTCTCAAGAAGTTTAAGGACTGCTGGAAGGTAACCGATTTCGGAGGCGAAGGAGTCGCCGAGTCTCCGATAGACCTCTATATGAAGGAGAAGAATATCGATCGTTTTCCCGATGCCATCCTCAGACTAGCATCGGAGTATAATATTTCCGATGAGTTAAAGAAGGACGTCAACAAGCCTACGTTCGCCGAGCGTGATGCCACCATCGATGAGAAGGATGGCACTCGTATCTTTGAACTCAACGAGAAGTTTACCGAGGACGAACTGAAGGTTCTTGGCCCGAACGTCAAGCAAGACCATGTAGATGCCCTCAACTGGCATTCCGCCAAATGGATAGGCTATGTAAAAGACCGCAAGGTAAAAATTAAGTACTGCAACGAGCACTACCCTATCTTTATGCGCGAATGCCTGGTTTCTCCTGCCGTAGGAGAGAAACCAGAAGTCAAGTTTTACAAGATTTATGAACCGCTTAACTTCAGCAAGCAGTGGAGATTTTCCTACACTCCAGATGGTGTCAAGCCAAAGCAGTATATCAATGGTCTAGCGGAGCTGAAGAAGGCTTATCATGAGTTCAATGCCCGTGAAATGGCTGAATTCAACAAGACCAACACAGATGATTCCAAGGTATATAAGGAGAAGAAACTTCCAGAAGCCTTCATCTGCAGCGGTGAGCGTGACAGCCTTTGCTGCCGTTCTCTCGGGTATCACCCATTATGGTTTAATTCCGAAACCTATAAACTCAGTGAAGAAGAGTATAAGGAAATCATGAAGTATGTAGAGGTACTCTACAATATACCCGATATCGATGAGACTGGTATCGCAAAGGGAACAGAACTTGCGCTCCGCTTCATCGATATACATACCATCTGGCTTCCCCAGTGGCTCCGCACCTATCACGACAATCGTGGCAAAGGACGTAAGGATCTCCGCGACTGGATGGAACTCCGCAATACCCGCAAGGACTTCAGGAACCTCATGACGCTGGCCATGCCGGCACGCTTTTGGGTGAGCAAGCTTAACAAGAAAGCCAACACCTGGGATCATTATATCGATACAGCGTGTCTGTACAACTTTCTTCGCCTTAACGGCTTCTATACGCTCCATGATGAGAACTCAACCATTACCAGGTACGTTCGTATCACCGGTAATATCGTCAAGCTCATCACCACGAGAGATATCCGTGAGTTCTGCCGTCAATGGGTCATCGATAGAGCTGAGAAACGTGACATCCTCAACCTGGTACTCAATACCCCGAAACTCTCAAGCGCAGCACTCGATTCGCTCCAGGAGATAACGCTGGATTTTACCAGCTATACCAATCACTCCCAGCTGTTCTTCTTTCCTCGTGTAAGCGTAGAGGTAGATAGAAACGGCTTAACAGAGTATCAGCGGGAAGGAAGCTCTCTGAAGAACTACGTATGGCAGGAGAATGTCATCGACCACAACTTCAGAAAACTGGACGATATGTTTACCATCACTCGTACCATCGATGAAGATGGTAGACCGAAGTTTGATATCGAGATAAAGAACGTAAGTTCTCATTTCTTCGGCTATTTGATCAATGCTTCCCGAACCTATTGGCGCAAGGAACTGGAATATAGATTCGAGGACAGAAGCATCGACGAGAAGGAGTCATACCATAAAGCGCACCTCTTTGATATCGCCGGAGAAGGTCTGGATGAGAAGGAAGTCGCAGAGCAGAAGCAGAACCTGATTAACAAGATATTCACTTTCGGCTATATGCTTCATCACTACAAGTCACCATCACGAGCATGGGCGCCTATGGCCATGGATAACAAAATCGGAGAAGACAACGAATGCAATGGCCGTTCAGGTAAAAGTTTCTTCTTCAAGACGCTTTCCCTGCTGATGAAGACCGTAAAACTGTCCGGACGAAATCCTAAGCTGATGGACAATCCTCACGTCTTCGACCAGGTAACCCAGCACACCCAGATGCTGCTGCTCGATGACTGCGACCGCTATCTCAACACCGGACTATTCTATGATAATATTACTTCAGATATGACTGTGAATCCAAAGAACAACCAGAGCTTCACCATTCCTTTCGAGGACAGTCCGAAGATTGCTTTCACTACCAACTATGTGCCAGCAGACTTCGACCCGTCTTCAGAGGCGAGATTGCTTTATATGGTATTCTCTGACTATTATCACCAGCGCACCGAGGACAATGACTACCAGGAGACCCGAAGCATACGTGATGACTTCGATAAGGATCTGTTCTCTAAGACATATTCTGAAGACGAATGGAATGCAGACATCAACTTTTTCTTGCAGTGCTGCCGATTCTACCTCTCATTGGCCGGAGAACCCATCAAGATACTCCCACCGATGGAGAACATCGTGAAGCGCAAGTTCAAGGCTGATATGGGCGTTAACTTCGAGGATTGGGCTAGTTCTTACTTCTCTGAGGAGAGTGGAAGACTGGATCAGTTTATCGTAAGAGAGAAGGCATTTACCGACTTCAAGCAGTTCTCTGGTCTCAACAAGGCTACTACACAGAGCTTCACCAAGAAGCTGAAGGCTTTTGTTGAACTCTGTCCTTACGTTGATTCGCTCAACCCTTCAGACCTTTGCAACAGCCAGCATCGCATCATCAGAAGAGATCCTGCGCATCCTGAAGGAAGCCCAGTGGAGATGATTTATCTCAGAAGCAAGAAGAGTGATTCTAAAGAAGAGGAAACTCAGGCAAGCAAGGGCGCTCACCAGTCGGAAATCAAATGGAGTAAGGAAGATTTTGATAATGTAGAACCTTTCTAGCCCCTCATATATAATAGAATAGATAGCCCCAAGTTATAGTGCAAAGGTACAAAAAATATCTGAAATATGCAATTTTTTTCGGCTAATTTTTCAAGCAAAATTCGCTAATTTTTATATATCTTTTCCCATGTTACGAGGGAGTGATGAGCATCTGTTCATCGCTCCCTTTTTTGTTGGGCCCAGTCGCTATTCCGGCCGTCCGACTGGCTCATTTTAGCCCTTTTCCCACGCCTACTGCCGTTTTCCCCTCAACCCCTTTCCTATTTATTATACAAATCTTTTGTAACTCTGTAACAGAATGTTGGTAAAAAGGTATAAATAACTAGAAAAGAGTGGGTTAAATCCAATTTCGGACGTTTACAAAGTTGCGTTACAACTTTGTTACAAACTTTTAGGAGTTTGTAACAAACCATTTTTGTATCTGCGGCTTACTTCTCTATATAGGTTATGTTACAACTTTGTTTTGGCCCACTTTTTTGTATCTAAAAAATGTATCAAGAAAATAACGCTGATTATCAGCGAGTTATAAAGTCAAAGTTACATGATACAAAAATACAAACTTTTCGGACGAAATTATATCACACCAAGATTGCTGATATTTATTAGCTTTTTACTAATAATTATTAGTTATTCGGATTTTTATTTGTATCTTTGCCGAAAAATTGCTTATGAATAGAGTCGTTTACATCAAAGTTCCTGCGCATATCAGGCAATGGGCGTACCATAGTTATGGAAATCCAATTATTTTCCCAGTCATTGGTAACGAGGTAGCTGTAATACGCCGACTTACCAGTAAGCCACCTGCAGCCAAGCTTTCTCCCATAGAACAGGAGAACAGGGAAGATATACAAAAGGCAGAAACAGCCCATTTACACCAAAGTGCCGCCCATGCGTTCATGGATAAAGAGTATGAGGAAGAAAGATGGCTTAGTCATCCTGATGAATACATCGCCATAGAACTTCCAGACTCCAAAGCAAAACCGGTGCGTGAATACAACTATCTCGGACCACGTGCGAGACTTGCCGTGAAGGAGATGGTAACAGACCTGTTCAAGATGGATCTCTGGGCATCGCTGAAAGACATTGCGAACCGTTCGTGCAAGATGTCAACGCTTATTTATGCCTGGTGCGAGATGCGTGGTATTGGCATTGATTATGAAGATACCGTGCGCCAATGCTTCTACAGAATTCGTAATCAACACGCAAAAAACGGCGTAATTTTGAATTCAGCAACAAGGTTTAGCAAAGATTAACGGATTTTTTTCCGCTACGGCGAACAACCCAGAACAAAACAGAAAAAATCGAAATAACCAAATAATTCAGAAATATGGCATACATAAAGAATATCATAAAAGTAGAGCTTACAGAAGCGAAAAACCTCGAAGGCTTAATCTATCCGGAGCGTGACAAATGTATCATTCCTTCTGATATCAGCTTCAGGCTGATTAAATGCAAAAATCCGTCAAGTTGTGAAATTACCGACAAAATTGAGTCGAAGGTCCGCATTTTTACTTCCAAACTTACGTTCAAGTCATGTGAACAGGTCAAGCCCTCATGGGAACAGTTTGCATATAGAATCACTACTGCGGATGGTTGTCAGTACCTTATCGGCCGTAATCATCGTCCCTATCCTGTTATCAGTATCTCCGAAACGATGCCGAGTTCACGTACAGAATCGTCCATTACTACCTATACCGTTACATTGTCCGACGTAATAAAGCCGCTCCAGATCATAGAATAAGTTTTTTTATTTGCGTACCTTATTATATAACTTTGCGGCAAATAATTCGCTAAGTTACATGAAATATCAAATATCAATCACCGGTTACATAGGTTCGTGGACCAAAAGGATGGTTCACGATATCCTTAACGAGAACAAAGGCAAGCATGTCGATGTAGCCATCGATTCGCTAGGCGGTGCGGTATCGGCCGGACTTGCCATCTGTCAGATGTTCAAGAATCACGGCGATGTGACTGTTGACTTTCAGGCTGGCTTCTCTGCTTCTGCCGCTACCATCTGCGCGATGGGCGCAAAGACCATTCGAATGAGTAAGTACAGTTTGCTCCTGGTTCATAAGTGTTCCACAGAACAGTTCTTATGGAGTGCCCTCAACGAGGAGGAAATCGGCACACTCATCGAACAGCTTCAGAAACAGCAGGAAGATCAGCAGAAAATTGACAACATCATCGCCAATGTTTACTGCGATCGCTCAGGAAAAAAACACGAGGATATCATCAAGGTAATGTCTGAGGCTAAATGGCATACAGTTGAGGAGTGCATCAGTCTCGGATTCGTAGATGAAGCTATGGATGGTAAGCCTGTAGAAATTACAGGGTCAACCCAAGACTTCATCAAGTACAACAATCTTCCTGTACTGCCGGAGGTTGTCAATTCTTGGTACGAAAAAAAGCCGGGTTTCCTGAACCGGTTTTTCGGAAAGGATAACTCACATAAAAATGTTTTAGATATGATTAAGAAATGGACTCACATCAACAATGTACTCAACGTAGAGGGCATTGAGGCAGAGGAATCAGCCAAAGACTGCACCATCTCTCAGGAGCAGATGCAGAAGCTGGAGGATAAGATTGCTGCCGACTCCAGCTCGATCAAGACCAAGGACGAGGAACTCGATAAGGTTAAGAACGAGAAGAAGGAACTGGAGGATAAGGTCAAAAACCTGGAGAAGGAGAAGGGAGACCTTGAGAATAAAGTTAAGGATCTGGAGAAAGAGCCAGGTGGCGAAACCCACACTACCGTGGATGATACCAAGGTAGAGGACTTCTGCTCAGATCAAGTGTCGGACGTTTTAATTGATTTTGCATAATATGGCAGAGACTAATAAATTTGTTGCACCTGTTGACGTACAGGAGCAGCTGCAGAAGACGGCAAAGACCTACCGTAATAAGTTGATCACTATGCCTACCAGAGGTCTGAAGAAGTCACTCAGCTACATGACTCTTCGCCCAGGCATCCGTGTATCGGAGACTGTAGGCGAACTTACAGGCGGTGCTGAGTTCGGTCCATACGATGAGAACCGCGTAGCTGACGGCAACGTCAAGATTACACCTCGTACCCTGGAGGTGTTCTTTGGCAATGTCGATATCAAGTTCTCACCTAACTCAGTTTATTCCACCATCTGGGGCGCCAACGTCACTAATGGCGATGCCCTGAAGAATGTGCCTATCACGCTGCAGGTTCTTCAGCTCCTCGCCCTGAAGCTCGGCAAGAACCTCGACAAGGTTCTGTTCAAGGCAGTACGCAACCCTACAGGAACAGGTTCTGTTGACCTCTTCAATGGTTTTGATACCATTGCCAAGACTGAACTGGATGCCGGCAAGCTTTCCAGTGGCCTCGGAAACCTCATCAAGGTTGCAGACATCCTGGGCGACAACAAGACCATCAACGACGACAACGCCGTAGATTTCGCACAGGGCATCTGTGAATTCGCCGATGAAGAGCTGATGGCAGAGGATAAGGTTTACCTTTACGTTCCTCAGTCATTCGTCAACCTCTACAACCGTGCCTTCCTCAAGAAGTTTGGTGCTGCTCCTTACAACAAGGATTACAACCACCTCACCGTAGAAGGATTCGGCAACGTTGAGTTCGCTGTCCTTTCCAACAAGAAGGATGCTCCTTTCTTTGAACTTACTACCAAGAGCAACATGCTGGTGGGCGTCAACGAGATCAACAACAACGATGCTGAGCAGATTAAGGTCGAGAAGTATCACCCATGGAAACTCGACTTTATTGCTACCAAGTTCTTCGGTACCCAGTTTGAGAGTATCAACAAGGAGCGCGCCCTGTTCATCACCGATGATGGTACCAAGCCACTCATCCAGAAGGCAGCCACATCATCTGTCAGCCAGACTGGCGACAAACAGAGTGGCAAGGACGCTACCGCTGACGGAAACGTCTAATGTTTCACCTTATATAATATAGGAGATTAAAATATGGCATGTACTAACAAAGATTTATATAAATCTGTGCGCAAATGTCCGGGTACGATTATTCGTCCCGGCATTAAGCCGAAGTTCCTGGCCATCCCGCTTTCGCAGATTCTTGCATGGCCAAAGCTTCCAGATCCTGGCGATACCACCAAGGGACTGGAGGAACTCGCCACCTATAAGGGTGACTTCACTCTTGCCGCTGATGCCAAGTGGCACGCAGTTGACCTCGTAGCACTCAAGTCTTCCATCACCACGGAGACTCAGGGCGAAGCTCCATCAGCTACCTTCCTCAACAAGGCAGAGTATATCATCGGCGGCACTGATGCCGATATTACCGGTTTCGGCCGTATGGCGATCAATGACGAACTGGTCTATGCCCAGCAGGATCCTAATGGCCGCTTCCGCATTCTCGGTAACGAGATGTTCCCGGTGAAGACCACATTTGCCCAGAACAGCGGCGCCGGAGCTACCGACTCAAAGACCTCAACTCTCGGCGTAGAGGCCACCGATTTCTGCCCTGCTCCATACTATGATGGCAAGCTTGAGACAGATGAAGGTGATATCAAGGGCAGCGATGGCTCTGCTTGGGAAGCAACCGATCACGCGTAAGATTTGCCCAAATTTACATAACTACACATACTGATTTGCTTAGGTGGCTCTCGCTTCGTGCCTGAGCCGCCTTTGTTTGTTTTCACCTTATTATATATTGAATATGGATCATCAATTTACCAGACAGATGCAGGAGTGGCTCAACTCTAAGCACGAATCGGATGCAGAAATCATCAAGGGAGCAGATATGCTCTTCCGTCTCAACCGGAACCGGTTCTATCATGTCCGAGCAACCCGACAGCCCCAGGCATACCGCACCAACATAGAGTATGAACTGAATAAGTTCCTCAAGATCCGTCTCGACAACATGACCATCGAGGAGGTCAGGAAGATGAACGATATCGTGATTCCTGAAGCCCAGGCTATCATTACCGAAGGAGAAGCAGAGAATAACGGAGAAAATCAGGGAAAATCGGAGAAAAACGGCGATTCCATCGAGGAAAATGCCTCTACCGATGATACAGAACTCCCGTCCTCGGATAGCGATGGAGTGGCTGTTGTCCGTAAGGGCAAGCGCAAGGATCACGATTTCCTGCCCAAGGAAGTAGCCGACCTCTGGGATATCAACGCCAAGCGATACAAGGAAATCAAATCTACCTTCGAGACGCTCAAGGCGATGGAAGACAAGGAACCATGCGACCGATACGAGCATCTAAAGATTCTTTCGGATCTCGACAAGAAGTATCGTGCCGATATGCTCACCTACGACTCATACCAGGTGACACGTGCCGACCGTGACCGTGTAGCTAAAGCCAGACTCGCCGAAAATGCCAGCCAGGGTTAAAGTTGCCAATATACTCAAACCCATCGATGAGGTGAAGACACAGGCATACTTCGGACGGCACCTGCACACACTCGGACTCATCAAGTGGATCCTTTCACAGATTGGTCCTGCTGATGTGTGGGTGTCTTCCTACTCCACCTCCGAGGAGTTCCTCAGAGGTTTCCGCCTGATGCGGGATTCGGGCAGCATCTCGTCGGCAAAGATGCTGCTGGATGTGAAGGCAAGCAAGAAGACCGTACACCTGTGGCGGCTTATGTCGGCATGCTTCGATGATGTCTATCTGGGCGAGAACCATTCCAAGGTGACGCTTTTCCGGAATGATCAGCATGTTGTTTCGGTCGTCACGTCCCAAAACCAGACATACGGCAGCCGTGACGAGAGTACCATCATCACCACGGAACCACAGGTCTTTGCCGACCTGTTCAATGGATATACCAGTCATTGTGACAATCAAAGCTTAAGAATCAATGGAAATTACTCAGGAGTTACTCAACAAAGTGCAAGAGCTGGCAGAGAACCTGACTCCGATTTCGGAGATGTCCGTCCTTTTGGATATTAAGGAGGATGTTCTGCGTGAAGAGATTCTCGACCCTGCATCAGAGCTCCGGCGCGTCTATTATCTGGGCATGGCAAAAGTCAGGCAGCAGATTCGCAGGAATGAGCTGGAGCTGGCTGCAGCCGGCTCACCTCAAGCCGTACAGCGCACACATGAATATCTGAATAAAATGATAGAGGAGATCAAGATATGAGAGAACCAGCCAACATCGATGCCATCATCGACCTGATGGACCGCACACCCGAAGAGATGGATGCACAGAATGTTCCCGCACCCGTGCGCGACCGCATTCTGCGCATCCGGGCTCTTTATGCCTGGTGGCTCATCAATCCACGCAAGACAGACCAGGAACTTGTCTTCAAGGATATGCAGGACTACAAGGTGCAGCGCATGATGGCTTATAATGACCTGCACCTCATCAAGCTCATACTGGGCAACCTGCAGAAGGTTTCCAAGGACTTTGCCCGGTACCGCTTCGACCAGATGATTCAGCGCACCTACGAGAAGGCAGACAATATGGGCGATGCCAGAGCCATGGCTGCAGCTGCCGCCGCATACGGCAAATACCACCTGCTCGACAAAGAAGATCCTGTCGACAACGGCTATGACCAGATACAGCCTCAGGTCTTCATACCTACTTCAGACCCTCGCCATCTCGGTCTCAAGCGCATACCTAACGTGATGGGCACCATCAAGAAGCTCATCAAAAAATACACCGACAACTCCATGGATCTCATCAAGATCGAGAGCGAAGACTATGACGAGCAGCTGCTGGAGTATACACCTACAGAGGAAATCAAACAAGAGGAGGGCACAACATGATAGAGCAATACTTCAACCCTGCGCAACAAGAGGTCAACCTCATATCCGCTCGCGACAACGTGGTCGTGGGCGGTCGAGGCATTGGCAAGAGCATTCTCCATGCCACCTTCAACCTGCGCAACATGCAGCGCATGCCTGGCAGCAATGGCGGCTTCGTCTCCGCCAATACCAAGCGATGCCTCACCAACACCATACCGTCCATGCTACAGCACTGGGAGCGATGGGGCTTCCACCGTGGCAAGCACTATGTCATCGGCATCAAACCGCCCAAAAAGTTGGGGTGGCCTGATCCTGTCATCCCTCCTTCCAACTGGGAGAACACCATATCGTTCTACAACGGCTCCATCGGCACCATCATCTCACAAGACCGCAAGGGCACGTCAAACTCCCTCTCGCTCGACTACCTCGACATCGACGAGGCTAAGTTCATCGACTTTGAGCAGCTCAAAGACGAGACTTTCCCTGCCAACCGAGGCAATGTCAACCTCTTTGGCCAACACTACTATCACCATGGCATGCTCATTACTTCAGATATGCCCATGACTAAAAAAGGCTCCTGGTTCCTCAACTATAAAAAAGACTGCGACCCTCACCTCATAGAGGCGATATCATCACTCGTGGTCGAGGAGTATGACATACGCAACCGCATCAAGACCTCTGGCCACATCAGCCTATATGCCAAGCGCAGACTCAAAGAGATTGGGCTGCTCCTGGCACAACTGCGTTCCAAGGCTCTCTTTTACAAGGAGTACTCATCCGTCTATAATGTCGAGGTCCTGGGCATGGAGTTCATCAAGCAGATGAAACGTGACCTCCCTGCACTCACCTTCCAGACCTCCATCATGTGCAAGCGACCTTCCATCTCGCTCGATGGCTTCTACTCCAACCTCAGGGATGTCAACCTCTACTCTGCTCCAAACCTCGACTACCTCGATGGACTGGAGTATGATGTGGAAAAGCTGCAGCATGTCGATTCACGCATGGATGCAGACGTTGACCCGGACCGTCCGCTCTGCATCGCCTTCGATGCCAACGCCCTCATCAACTGGATAGCCATTGGCCAAGACAACCTGCGTGGAGAGGCCCGCTTGCTCAAGAGCATCTTTGTCAAGTATGAGGAGAAGCTGCCCACCCTGCTCGACAAGTTCATGGCTTACTATGCATATCATCGCTGCAAAGAGGTCAACTTCTACTATGACTCCACCTTCGTGGGCAACAACTACGCCCTGATGAATGATGACTTTCACACCTTCATCACCAACTATCTCACCGACCATGGTTGGTATGTCAACGAGGTCTATCTGGGCAACCCGATGGGGCATATAGAAAAAATGCTGCTCATTAACCGCATGTTCCTGGGCAAGGCTGACCACCGTGCCATGATCAATGATGAGAACAACGAGGACATGCTCCTATCCATCCGACTCGCTGGTGTCTACAATGGCAAGAAGGATAAGCGAGGCGAAAAGCTGGCAGAGACCGAAGAGGACAAGCTGGAGGCTCGCACCGATGGCTCCGATGCCTTCGACTCTCTGATGATTGGCATCGAGAAGTTCCCACAGGCTGATGGCTACGTCTCCTGTGGCTCCATGCTCTGATACTCTGACCGATTTACTTATTAGATAAATAACATGGTGGCTGGCATTCTTGCTTGACCGCCGATGAGGGGAGTGCGCTGTGAAGCGTGCTCCCTTTTTTCGTGCCCTTCCGTGACTATCTCCACATGAAAAACACGTTTTACATTCTTGCAAATTCTTTAACGGTCCTTTACATATTCCGCCCAATCCAAGGGGGTCGAGGGCGCGCTCGGGCGCAGGGCAGTGGGGGGTGCTATCGCCGACAAAGGGGAATTATTTTCCCTTTGAATCCCTAAAACCACGATAAAATCGGGGTTTTCCAATCCGTGGGTGTGGAAAACCTGTCGCAAAACGACACATTCGGCATCTTCAACCTCGGGGTCGAAGCATGCCAAATGCTGCGATTTCATCGCTCCAAGGTATGTTTTTCCTCCTAAAGTCTGAAAAACATGGTGTTTTTGATGACGCAAATTTTCCATCTTTCATTTCATACGCTATGGTTAAAATTTGCGAATTTTCAAGCGGTAGTGACCATGATGGCGCTCAAACGTCGCTAAGGCTTAACCACCAAGGTAAGGCAGAGCCTTTTCTTTGCCCGCTTTTCCTGTCCGAGAGCTTTTCCCTTTATCGGTTATCCATCGGTCATTATCTCTTTTTCGGGTGCAAAGGTACGGCGGACGGCATGCACCAAGTACCGATAAATCTATTTTCCAAAAACTTTTCGGCAGCCTTCCGCAATCAGAGATGACGGTTTTCCATAAACTTTTTGCAAAATTCCTTGGCTTTCATACCTCTTCTCCGCTCGTCTGCATCGCACCGTAAAAAGCGACAAAAACGACCGACGGACAGAATAAAAAAAACTCTCAGACGGGCAGGCAAAGACGAGTTCAAATAAAAAAGCTCCTTCCTCCCTCTGGCTAGAATAAAAATTTTAAGCGTATGAAAACTTTCAATTATTACGAGTACAGCTCCAAGCGTTTCGACCGCTCAGCACAAGCAGAGCAAGTGAGAAACTTCATCTTTGCCTTCAAGGATGGAAAGCAGTGGGCGACAGACGCAGCTGCCGATATGGTGGTCAGCTCTTTCGTCAACACCTATGGCGACAAAGCCAGCGACTTCGTGATGGTTTGCGCTCCAGCAGCCAACTCAAAGAAGTACACCAAGCGCTTTTCTCGCTTCGCCCAAAAGGTGAGCCAAGGCGCAAAGGTACAGAACGGAAACGAGCACATTTCCATCTATGGAGAGCGCACAGCCAAGCACTTCAGCACAGACAGAGTGTGTGAGAGCTTCGACTACAGAGTGGCACTCGATAGAGAGTACTTCAGCGGAAAGAAAGTCATCATCTTCGACGACGTGGTGACGAGCGGAGCGACCGCCCGAGAGTTCGCCAACGAGCTAGCCGAATGTGGCGCACAAGTGATGGGAGCGATGTTCCTAGCGAGAACAAAGAGAATGTATAACTAACAAATAACAAAAGATATGAGACAAAATTATAACAATCTTTGTATGGAGGAGAGACCGCAGTACAGAGCCTATAACCAAGGTTTCGACACCCTTACCAACGTTGACTTGATTTCTTTGGTAATCAACAGAGGGGCAGGTACCAAGGACAGCCAAGAGCAGGCACGACAGATTTATAACATCATGGGCAACTCGCTTCGCAACATCGGCAAGGCGAGAATAGAAGACCTGGAAGTGGTACCAGGAATTGGAGACTGCAAGGCGATAGCCCTACAGGCAGCCATCGAGCTAGGCAGACGCTACCAAATGGAAAAGGTAGCGAGAAACACCGACCTAGGCAGCAGCCTGGCACTCTACAACTATCTTCGCCCAATGATAGGCTGCAATGAGACAGAGGGCTTTTGGGTAGTGCTGATGAACCAAAACTTTAGGCTGATAAAGTGCACCAAGCTCAGCGAGGGAGGCATCACCGAGACAGCGGTGGACGTTCGACTGATAATGAAAGAAGCCGTGCTCAACAATGCAACCATCATCGCCGTGGCACACAACCACCCATCGAACAGCACGCAGCCGAGCAAGGCGGACGATATGCTCACGCAGAAGATAGCCAAGGCGTGCGAGGTGATGAGACTTTTCTTGATGGACCATATCATCTTGGCTGAGGATGGCTTCTACAGCTACCACGACAAAGGAAAGCTATAATATATATATAATAAGGTAAGGGGAAGGCTAAAACCTTCCCCCTCATTTTCCAAAAATTTTCGCCTGCGGCGAAAGCGTCTGGCAAGAGCCAAAAAGCGGTCGAGCATTCTTTATATACCATTTTCCAATCTTTATTGCAATTTTTGTTGTTAAATTTATCATTAAATTTGCGATTTACAAAAAATAGCCGTATCTTTGCACCATGTTAATATAAACAGGATGTGAATTATGAGCAATACAACGACTATATATACAACATACCAAACTGATGGCAGCCCTGTTGTGGCTATCCAAGACAAAGGTACTGGCAAGGTTGCATTCGCTGGTGTTACCAATAAGGCTAACTTTTTCAACATCAGTACTGCCGACAGACTCAAGGAGTTGATGACTCGTGCCGTTAACAACCGCACACGTGAGCGCAACTACTTCAAACTATATTGCGAAATGCTTGACGGCAATATTACCGAAGAAGAGTTTGATAAAGAGATTGAAGAGCATGAGGATAAGTACATCATCAAACAAGATAAAGATGCTTCCATTGAAGACATTGAGGTGGCTCTTGAGGTCAGCCCATCGCTCATGAGCATCACCTCGCCTGATGATATGGCTGAGGTATTCTCTTTCAGTGAAAAATCAATGCAAAAAAGTCTCCAATAATGGCTATATATATCAAAGAAGGTGAAATCATAGAGGGCAAAAAAGCTGATGTCATTGCCAGAAGGGCTGAGTGGAAGGGACTCAAAGAGGAACCTATCACGGGCAAAAAGATGACATTATACGAACTAGACCGAAATAGTTCCGTAGAAATCACCGAAGCTCTTGAGCTCAACGAAGAGGACAAGAAAATACGAGAAGATCTCAACGTCCATGGCAATGTGGGTGACAAGATACAAGGCGATGCCATCAGGCTTTGGGTTGACTCCAAAAGAAATTCTCTGAAGTTCAATACCAAGGAAGGCATCTCTGGCAGACATGGAGCCAACCTAGTGAGCACAAACAAGCGCACGGTGAGCAAACTCAAATATTCATTCGACAATTATAAAAAACTTTTCAAACACTCGGCTATCGAGTCTAACATTAAAGGACATATAAAATGAACATAGATATTCTTGCATTGTGTGACTTTGCACAAGATAATGACGGCAAACTTACCATCGTGGGCACTTTTGACCACTATGTGGTAAGAAAAGCACCGCTGCCTAAGAGCAACCTCTTCATGGTAGCGAGAGTTAAGATGAACAGCGAGGAAAGCAAACTTCAGCAAGAGTTCTCGGCAGAGGTTACAGAGATGAGCACTGGCAAGATGATTCTTGGCCAGCCCATCAATTCCAAGATTGAGCCACACCCTTCAGATGAGTTTCTCTTCAGCAACTTCATCTTTGAGTTCTCCGACCTCCAGTTCCCTGCAGAGGGCAACTATCAGTTCTCTTTCAAAATTGGCAATGTGGAGAATTCAATCCCTTTAAAAGTTTATTTCCAAAAATAAGCATAACAAACCCTCGATACTCAATGTACCGGGGGTATTTTTTTGCGGAATATGCACGGAAAATCGAGGAAAATGCGGGGAAAATCGGGGAATTTCCGAGGAATCCATTCCTCGAAGTGGCAGAACTGAAGGGAGATCCTGCGGTCGTTTTCGGTCGTTTTCGCAGTCATTTCCGGTCATTCCTGGATATGATTCCGATTCATTCCGGTTTCTTTCCGTTTTTATTCCTTTTCATTCCTCATTTACAAATTATATTATTACTTTTGCACCGGAATTTATTCAATTAATTGCAGTTATGAAGAAAATTATTCTAATTTTAGCCATCATTTTTATGGCTATTGGCGCTAAAGCGCAGAGCACCATCCAGTCTGAGGATGGTAAGTATCCGGTTTATTGCGACCTCAAGGCATATAACTTCTGGGGTGTCGGCAAAGTGAAGGTCATGCTTGATATGGGCGCAGTCTCCAATGGTGGAGGTTCCTTCGAGAGCTTATATGGTGAGGATGGCAAACAGATCAAGTTCAATACCGTCATGGCAGCCGTGAATTATATGGCTAAGAAAGGTTGGATACTTGACAAGACATATTATGTTACAGAGGGTGCCGGCAGGGCTGTTCTCCACTATGTTCTTGTGAAGAGAGTGAAGAATGATTCAGAGATTCGAGAGGGTCTGATTACCAAAGATGAGCAATAATATGTTATTAAACATGTTTTGAAAAGAAAAATGAGCGAGGAATGAAAATTTCTCGCTTTTTTTTTGGCGGTTCCAATTATTCTTCGTACTTTTGCCAACGCTTATAAGATAGTAGTAATCTACTCAGCGATGGCGACTGTTTCGCCTATGGCTTCTAGCCGCAGGCTTTTTTTATGCCTATTAAGTATCATTTTCCCGGCAGCGGGAAAAAGGTCTTTTCAATATGGCGGTTGCATGACCCGTAAGATACTTGCCCTTCGCTGGGAAAGCTACCATCTTATAAGCAGCGGTGAATGTGACCGCCACCATTGTATTTATACATCAAGGTCGGTCTATAATGCTTATAAGATGGCAATTATGCAGAATTCAATTTTAATTAGTGATGCGCAGGTGAGACCTGCAGGCATCAGCGTAGAGGAGGGCATCAATACCCTCAAGTGTGCAATCAAGCGTGAGGCTAAGCGCCTCATGACTACCAGGAGCGAGACCTTCAGCTGTCTCTGCGATGAGAGCGTGACCTATGGAGAGGTTGTGCTCACCATGGTTGGTTTCGCAGCTGTGATGGCGATGGTCATGATTGGTGGATTCATTTTCGGAGGGGAGGTAGCATGATGGTGAGCAGAATGACTACAGAGCTGTTTCTTGCCGATTTGGCTGCCAATACCGATAAACTGAATAAGGCTCGCCTTGATTACGCTCAGAAATTATCCGAACTTCGTGATAATTATGACGAAGAATTAGATTCCATACAGGCACAGGAGCGCCAGGCTTTAGATGAGTTCCATGATGCCAGAGAGGAATTTGAAAGCTCAGAGGAGAAGTACAATATTGATTGTCAGCGACTGAGAAGAGAGCGCAATGAGGAAGGGCGCAAGTACAACGAGGAAAAGGTGAAAGCCAAAAACGACTGGACAACCAAGAACCAGGATATCCAGAACGAGCGCCATCGGTTATTCGAGAGATACCGAGAAGCGGGGGGGGTACTTACGGGAGCAGAAGAAGGACTCCTGCACCCAGGCTGGACCAAAGACAAGAAAGGAGGAGTGAGCGATGAAGAAAAGTAGAAACCGCAGAAGACGCACAGCAAAGCTGACAAGAAAGGACATCAGCAGGTGCAAGTTCTTCGCTATTAAAGGCAGGCAGATGAACGCCTATAAGGTAGAAATCAAATTTTGGAGAGACAACAACGTTGTCGCATCAGTTGTTTTCATCGATGATGCTCCAAACAAGCAGACTATTATCCGATGGTATGATCATCGCTACTTTGCTCTTCGATATGGAGCTAAAGAGGCTGAGCCACTCAATATGACTTTGGCCAAGTGGAAAACCATAAACAACGATTAGGCATGAACGAAAATAATTCAACCAACCTGCACATGACAGCAGACGTCTGGAATGCGCTAGTAGATATGATGAACGTTGGCCAGCTGGACAACTTCATCGAGACTCTTGAGTTTGCTCAAGACAAGTTTATCTCAAACGAGGTAATAACCAATGCCGTGGATGATTTCGGCGGTGCCGGACAGGTTCTCCTGATGCTCAATGCATTCAAGCGCATGGAGAACCTCTTCAAGACCATCAACCAGGCTCTGAAGGCGAAAGGAGGTGTGGCATGAAAGAGCGCAAGCACATCATAGGCTTCGGCACATACCAAGCCCCACCACCTCCACCAGAGCCAGACAAGGAGACTGAGGATAATCTAGTGGAGCAAGCCCTAGATCAATATCTCATCGACTACAAGCCATACGACCCAGACGATGAGGTTGATCCACAAGAGTTCATGACCTCACGAGAGATACAAGAGGCACTCTCCGATATGGTGACAATCTCTATCTCTACCATCACAAAGTACATGAACTCGCATGGCTATGACATGGTAAATGTCGAGGGCGGCGGTCTCACCTGGCACCTGCAGCGAGATGCCCCCTTCTAAAACAACAAGATCATTTTTTTTCATTTTTAGTAAACAATAAAACGACGGATGGGGCCTTAGGCACATGGCATGGCAGCTCTATCCCCCAGTACCCGGTAGTCGCGAGACTATCGGGTATTTTTATTTTCCTCCTTTCCTTCCTAACTTTGCAGTGTTTTAATGAGACAACAATATGATCACTGCAACAAAACCAACTTCGCCATTGTTTACATCGTCGCTCGATACCTTTACATTTAAGATATCGGGCGACACCGCTACCGTCACCATCAAGTGCAACGGCATGGAGCTGCTCAGCGAGACCTACTACCCAGTCTCTGGCTCCATCACCATCTACGACCTCGGCACACTCATCGCCGATGCCGTGCGACCTACAGTGACAGCTTCCTTCACCATCGACATCACAGAGCACCAGGGCGAGAGCGATATCGCCACATGGTCGAGCGGTGCCATCACCGCCTACTACGCCACCGTTGACATCGACATGTCGTGCCCATCATTCATAGACCGATACTTCCTCACCCTCCTCGATGGCACCAAGCTCACTCGACTAGGGCATCGTGAATATCTCCATGCCGCTGGCATCCACAGCTCCACCCCTACCGTGGTGGCACAGTTCTTCAAAGACAACCAGGTCACCACCGTTCAGGTTCCATCCTCAGCCACACCTACCCACACCGCCAACGGCATCACCTCATTCGATGTCTCACCAGACCGATACTGCGACGCATCAGAGGGCGACCTCTTCGCCTACACCGTCACCGTGGGCGACCGCACCCAGCAATATCAGATTGACCACACAGGCTCCATTGCCGACCCAGTGCTCCTCTTCACCAACAGCTTCGGCTGCCAAGAGATTTTCTATTGCCTGGGCAAGAAGAAAATCGCACCGATTTTCGAGCGCAAGAGTGCCGTCATCGGGGGCAAAAAGATAAATTACCAAGTCAAAGAGACACGCACTTTCGAGGGCGACACGGGCATCATCCCACCATCCATGGCACACTTCGCCGAAGACCTGCTGCGCTCCGATGAGGTTTACCTGTTCCGTGACTATGCCCAGGATAAGCAAATCACCCTCACAGACTCCAAGAGCGAGCGCACCAACGAGGCTGACGACCTCGCTGAGTTCACCTTCTCATACCAGTACTCTCAGCGCATCCAGAATGTCGTGTTCAAAAACATCGACACCTCTTCAGGCAAGATCTTCGACCGTTCCTTCGACGATACGTTCAATTAAACTCCTTCAGATATGGCAAACAACACAGACAACAAGACCGCCAAGGCCATCCACATCAACGAGCTGCGCCGTGCCCTCGACATCTCGCGCATCGACCGCACGCCCGTTGACCTAGACTGTTGGAAGGCTGGCGATGGTTCCATCATCCACTATAGGGGCTGGCTCGTCAAGAGTTCCTCATGGCAACAGGGCACCCACAACCTCTACAATCCCGTCAACCACCAGATACGCAAGGTGAGAGACATCTTCATCTTCAGATACAACGATCATCCCATCTATTTATAAAAACTTCTTCAGATATGCAAAATCAAGACAACATAGATATCACATACGCAACCGTAGGCGAGGTGATGCCTTACGAGGCATTCAACCCGACAAACGGCTTCGTTGAGTCATCCTCCATCTTCGATGATGACGAGACCACCCCTGTCATGCAAGTCAAGGCCAACGATGGCAATACCTACGCCGTCATCCCATTCGGCGCAGACAACCTACTGCCATACGAACTCAGCAAAAAGATAGGCGAGTCTTCCGTCATGGCGCAAAACAAGCTCTTCAATGTGCTCACCTGCTATGGCATGGGACTGCAATACAACGACATCAAGACCAAGCTCCCCACCAAAGACGAAGACATCAACCTCTTCCGCATGCATAACTCCATGCCACGTTTTGCCCTGGAGCAAATCACCGACATGAAGTATTACTTTTTCTGCGTCTCAGCCATCATTCTCAACAAAAAGGGCGATTCCATCGTGGGTGTGCGCCACAAAGAGGCTTGTTACTGCCGATTTACAAAGAGCAAGGATGGTCGCTCCGAATACGTGCTCTATGCCAACTGGCGCAACTCCGTTGCCCCTGCCAACGTCGAGGTGCTGCCGCTGCTCGATGAGCTAGACCCACTGGGCGACCTCCAAGAGCGCATGGGCATGAAGGGGCAAAACGGACAGACCAAGTCACGACAGGGCGATGGCGGTCCTAAGACCAAAGATCGCATCTTTGCCATCGTGACCCGATTCCCGACGGTGGGATGCCAATACTACCCAGTGCCCTACTACAGTGCCATCTTCCGTGACAAGTGGTATGATATTTCCCGACTCATCGCCATTGGCAAGATGGCGAAGCTCAAAAACCATGCTGCCATCCCTTACCTGGTCGAGATACACCGTGACTACTGGACGGGCATCTTCAAAGAGGAGCACATCACAGACCCTGTCAAGAAGAAAGAGCGACAGCTTGCTGAAAAGAAGAAAATCCAATCCTTCATATCGGGCATCGAAAACAGCGGCAAACTCTGGATAGCGGGCTACTACACCACCCCTGACGGCAAAGAGGTTAAAATGGTGCGCATCACACGCATCGACACCTCTAAAGACGGTGGAGACTACTCTGACGACATCGACGAGAGCAACAACATGCAGTGTTATGCCGACAACATCCACCCTAACCTCGTGGGTGCCACTCCCGGCAAGAGCCAGAGCAACAATTCGGGTTCCGACAAGCGCGAGCTCTTCACGCTGAAGCAGAGCATAGAGAAGGCATTCCACGACCTGATGGAGACGGTTCACTGGGTGATAATCTACTTCAACCACTGGGAGGAGAAGGTTTATCCGGATGTGCCGCTCATCATGCTCACGACCCTTGATGAGAACAAGGATGCCAAGAAAGTGTCTAACAATCCAAATTCCAAGACAGATGATTAATATTACCGCAGAACAGTTTGAGCAGCTCCTTCCATTCGTGGGAGCTGCTTCTGAAGATGTCTTCACGAAGATGCAGCCTGCACTGGAGAACGTATATTTCGACCTGGTGGCTACGGTTATCGGTTCAGACTTCGAAGATGCAGCCTGTATGGAGGACAGTCCGATATTGGGGAATGTGCGTTCCTATGTCATTCTGAAGACCTTTATCCTGCGTCTCCGTTCCAACGACCTCGTAATGACCGACAACGGTTTCGGCGTAGTATCAAACGAAAATATCTCTCCCGCATCACAGGCGAGGGTTGACGCCCTGTTCAGAGAACTGACCTATAAGCAGGACCAGCAGCTGCACGGCATTCTGAACCGCCTGCGCACGGTGGAAGGATGGAGCGAGACTGTTCAGGCAAGCAACAACATCGCCTCCTTCTTCTGGTCGCCTCTGGTATTGAGGGCTTACTCGCCGGTACGCGGTTTCGTAACTTTTGATGACCTGACAGCCCACCGGAGCGAGATTGGTACTGCGGAACTTGCTCTGCGCAGACAATTCTCCGACTCACTCATCGAACAGTTGCTTGAGGAGGAGCGCAAGGCACAATATGAGCCATTTCATCGGCATGCCATCGTAAAAATGTGCCATTTCATCGGCGCTCACATTTCTACCGGCGAAACGCCCGCTGATCCACATTACAAGGATCTCGCCTATACTGCAGTAGCCAACTTTATCGAAGAAAACATCGATAAATTCCCAAAATATAAGGATTCATCGGCCTACAAGGCCAATCACATGCAAGCGTATGAAAACAAAGCTGACGACCCGACCTTCTTCTTTGGATGCTAACGGAACGCTGAACCTTCACGTTCCTCATTTCTGGAGTGAATTGACACAGGAACAGTTGCGCTATGCGCTCTTCCTGCTCACCCAGGGGTGGGAAGAGTGGCAGGTAAGAACTTATCTCTTTGCCCGGTTTGCCGGCATAGACGTACTCAACGAGAAGAAAGACGGATGGCTCTGCGAGGTGGAGACGGATAAGGGCAAGAAGACAAGATTCTTTCTTGAGCTGTGGCAGATCCGAAGTTTCTGCGAGGCTTTCGACTATGTTTTCGATGGCAACGGGGCAGACAACAGACTCGAATCCATTGGTCTCTATAAGGCTGCAGATGTAGAGCTCTACGATTATCCGTTCGAGTATTATCTGATAGCCGACAACTATTTCCAGCAGTACATGATGTCGGATAAGTCGAACGAAGAACCTCTCAAGGAACTGGCACGGTATCTCTATCTGGATGGCGAGGGCAAGAGCCCGGACCGCATCGAATGTACGGTACCAGAACTCATGGGCGTGTTTCTCTGGTATGTGCGGATAAAGCATAACTTTTCGGAAAAGTTTCCTCATCTCTTCAAGCCTGCAGCCGAAGGAGGTGAAGACTACGATATGGTAGGAGCGATGAATGCACAGATTCGGGCACTCACGGGAGGCGACATCACCAAGGAAGAGATTATCAGAAAAGCCGATGTGTGGCGGGCACTCACAGAACTGGATGCCAAGGCACGCGAGGCTGAAGAACTGAACAAAAGACTGAAAAAATCATGATTAAGACAGAAATCAATACCCCATCGGTACAGGTAGGCTTCGATGCCTTCTCTTACTTCAGAGATCTGGCAAAGCGCAATAAACTCTGCAGTAATCTCGGTTTCATGCCTACCACCTGCTCCAGTCCGACGGCATTTGAGGGTATGCTGAGCAATATGTCGAAGAGCAGAAATTTCATCGTTATAGATGATACCAACGACGGTAACGTAGCCATCAATGGTGACGGCAGCTTCCGTAAGGTAGTTACCTATACGGTATGGATCCTGATGCGATATAAACTGAACGACATGAACGACCGGCAGGAAAAGCTCAATACCTGCAGAAAGATATTCCGGCAGTTTCTGAGCAGGATCATCATCGATAAGATGAAATGGGAAAACGACTTCACTTATCTGCTGAGCGACCAGGTGGACAATCGGGAGATAGGTGCTTATTTCATTAACGGGCTTACTGGCGTGGAATTCCATATCGACGTTAGCGAGCCGCTAGACCTGGTATACAACAATGAAGAATGGAATGAATAACGTCAAGACTCCCGTCTCTCAGGAAGATATCTATGCTTATGAGCGTGGATGGGCAGAAGAGATGGTGAAAATCTGGAAGGAGAAAATCATGCACTACCGCATCCGCCATACGGGTGCTCTCTTCAACAGCGTGCAGGCTACTTCCTTCGGAGGTTCCAGCCGCACGATTGCCCATAAGTTCCTGCTCTATGGTCTCTACCAAGAGACGGGCACTGGCAATGGCTATTACCATGGCAACCCAGGTGACCTAGAGTTCCTCGACCCGGAATATCGTGCCAAGCACCATCTGGGTGAGCCACGCCAACGCCGCCCATGGTTCAACCGCAAATACTATGCGTCCATCATGAAGCTCAACGATATGGAGGGCTATTTCTATGGCGAGGAGTACAAGGGATTGATGGCTGACCTCTTCAAGCAGATGTTCGGCACACCCTTATAACGTATTTTTAATTTGCACCATTCCTTCGTAACTTTGCAAAAAAATAAACAAATACGATGGCAGATAAAATAAATACAGAGATACTGCAGAGGGCGTTCGAGTCCATCAGAGACGAGCGTGCCAAGGGTGCCAATACAGCGAGGCGCATTGGCGATGCCTTCCTCTCCCTCCTAGCCTATGCCTCACAAGACAATGGTGCATACCTCTCTCGTGAGCATGACGATGCCGCCATGGGACTTATCACCTTCCTAAAGGGGCTTGTCTCCGAGGGGGTGGCTCACCTCAACCAAGGTGCACAGTTTGGTGGTTTTGTCTCTGGCATGGCCACAGGCAAGGGCGCAGCCATCGACGGCGATGGCAATGCTGAGGTCGAGAGCATCAAGGTGCGCTCATACATGCAGGTGCTTGAGCTGATAGTCAACAGACTCTCAGCCTTCGAGGGTGACCAGTTCTTCACCGAGAGCGACACCATCGAGCAGGTCGATGACCTAGGCTCAGGTTGCTACGGTCTCCACCTCCGCTCCAAATACCAGGGCTATTTCACCGCACAGCACGTTAACAACGTCATCAAGGGCGTGGTCAACAACCTAGCCACAGCCACCACCTCGTCCACATCTGCCAGCTATTACACCTCATGGATGCGCATCAACAGCGTCAATGCCGTCCAAAACTACATCGAGGTCACCCTATACCCCGACACCGAGGTGCCAGGCGGACAAAACTTTCCGCCGTGCGAACTCATGAACATCGCCCGATTCGGCAACCAGACAGACGAGACCCTGCAGAGCTGCTTCTATGTCTCCTCCACCGAGGGGCGCATCGTCAAGCTCACAGGTGTCACCAAGCCCATACTGGATGATTACAACTACGGCATGGTCTTCGGCACAGTCCCCGAGTGGGTACAGTCCATCAACCTTCCACTCGTCAAGGGCAGAGACTACCTATATGCCGCTGGCATCATCACACAAGACATCATACAGATAGACTACCATGGCAAGCCCATCGTCACCTACGTTGACAGAGGCCCATGGAGCGAGACCGCCGACTATTACAGCGCATCCCTCAATGAGGATACCCAAAAATACGAGACCTCCGATGTCTGGTACACCGGCTGCAAGTGGAGATGCCAGAAGACAGGCACACACACCGCCCCACGGTGGAACAACACCGACTGGGCGATGATCGAGGGCAACCCCAACTTCACCATCAACTTCATCGAGGCTGAGACCGTCTATGATTACGACAACTTCCGTGCGCCCCTCACCATCGTGGCATATCTCTACGGTCAAGACATCACCGCCGACATACTCGACAACGATGTCGCCTGGACACGCTACACTGAGAATTCCAGGGGCGAGCAGCGCGTCTCCTCCGACAACATCTGGTCACTCAACCGAGGCGGAGCAGGCAAGGCCATCGTCCTCACCCAAGACGACCTCTCAGTCGACAGCGACGGCATCCCCAAGGTCATCCGCTTCACAGCCACCGTCACCCTGCGTGACGGCATGGGCGAAGAGGTGGCTCAAGACACCGCCTCATTCGAGTACGCCGTCTAAATTCAACACTCAACATTCAACATTCAACACTCATAAATATGAAGACTCGCAGATTAGACTTCAAGTTCACACCGCTCCAACTCAGCGTCTCCATGACGCTAGAGGGCAGCGTGCCCAACGAGCAGACCTATGATGCCGACAGTGGCGAATACGCACCAGACTATTCCCTCACACCTGCCGTCATCAAGCCTACCGTGGGCATCATAGACAGAGACGGCATATTGCAGAGCGGCTGCGTCAACAGCCAGCTCACAGATGTCTCCTGGTGCCGTGTCGTCGATGGTGTCGAGCAGACTACCCTCGTCAACGCCACCAACCAGCAGGTCATCACCTTCTCGGGCGATGACACAGGCAAGATTCTCTGGTATCAGAATGCACAGCCACAAAAGCCCATCACCTTGCGCTTCAAGGCCAAGTTCCTCGACATACGCACAGGCGAGGTACGCAATATCACCCAAGACTTCCCGTTCACCTGCCGCAATGCCACCCTATACAAGCCAGTCCTCTTGCTCTCATGCGGTGACCGCTTTTACAACCCCCTGAGAGACGAGAGCCTAGCCACCGTCACAGCCTCCCTCAGGCTGGGCACAGAGGAGTGCGCCAAGGCCAAGCGCAAGTTCGCCTGGCAGATGCTGCGCAACACAGGCTACTACACAGACATCACAGATGACGACCTAGAGGTCAGCGTCTCAGCCGATGGCGACTCCATCACCATAGACCAGTCGCTCATGGGCGAGAGGTGCAGCCTCCGCTGCCGTGCCCGATACAGTGCCACAGGCAACCCATCGGCCGTGGCACTCACCGAAGCCAGCCCTACCAAGGTCATCACCTTCGCCCGACGCATACCGTCATTCGACTATGACTACATGGGCGTGACTGACAACCTGCCGCCAGGCACCACCTCCATACAGCCAGAGGCATACATCTACGACAATGCCGGCAAGATACCCGATGCCGAGCGCAATCTCTTGCCACTCTGGTACATGGGTGCCAACCTCTCCGCCACCAAGATAGACTATCGTCTCAAGGGTCACGGCATGCAGCCCACCATCAAGACCGACCTCGTCGACCCAAGCCGAGGCGCAGTCATGGCGCTCGATGTCAAGATACTAGACCCGCTCGCCCTGGCAGCCGATGCCGACGGCAAGGTCTTCACAGATGCCGACGGCACCCCATTCGTCTGGCACTAAATAATTCAACACTCAACATTCAACATTCAACATTAAAAAGATATGGAAAGATACATCAAAGCCAACCGCCTCGTGGTGGAGCACCTCCACCTACAGGGCGACCGCACAGAGCTTCAGGATGGCAACTTCCTCCTCTGGCTCCAAGACCTCATGGTCTTCGGTCCACTCTTCAACCTGGCAGCCATCTGCTCAAAGATCGGAGCCATCGCCCTCACAGGCCAAGAGGCGCGACAGGAGCAGGAGGGCACTTCATGCCAGCAGCTGCCAGTGGCCACTGACCAGAGATTCGTCATCAGTTCAACCAATAAGTCAGAGGAGGGTGAGTCATGAGTGGAGCCAGCAAGAGCGTCAGCATCAAGTTCATCAGCCGTGTCGGCACATACATGGCCATGATACAGTCACCAAACGGCGACCTATACCAGGAGTATCAGCGCAACGGAGACAAGGTCACCGTCATGCCAGACTTCTCAAAGACCAAGCCGCTACTCAACTTCGTCTGCACATCATCCCGAGTGGCTGAGGGGGTCTCCACGCCAGTCAGCATGCGCTACTACTTCAACGGCGTTGAGATCACCTTCGACTCCGCAGGCAAGTCCAGCGGACTCTTCACAGGCCTCTTCGAGAGAGTCGTGCCGTCAGCCTCACAGCTCTATTACGGTCTCCGCATCGTCGGCAACCTCGTCCAAGCCTCTGGCTATGCCCCCATCGTCATCAAGATGGTGGGCAAGATCTCAGCCAAGGCGCAGAGCGCAGAGGTCACAGACGACATCCAGGCAGACTACACCATCCCAGTCGGTCCATACACGGGCACGGCATACCGTGTCACCATAGCCGCGGGCGATGCCAAGAGCTTCACCCTCAGCAGCCCAGATGACAGCTGCGTCCTCGTTGCCAAGGCTCTGCAGGGCAATGACGAGATTACCTCCACCCTCTATTACAAGTGGTACAAGGCAATCAGCTCAGACACAGGCTGGCAGCTCATCAGCGATGCCACCACCGCCAAGCTCACCGTCAAGGCCGCTGATGTCACCTGCACACGTGACTACAAGGGCGAGGTCTACAGCGACAAGTCCATGGCGGCAGACAAGCTCATCGGCTACGACTTCGTCACCGTCATGGATGCCTCCGACCCATACGACATAGACCCATGTCCGAGTCCACTAGACATCACCATCGAGGAGGACACCAGCGGCAACGGCTCCGTCACATTCACCCCAAAGCTCGTGGTCCGAGGCAAGTCGCAGACCATAGACACCAAGTTCTACTTCACACTCAAGTCGCCGGCAGGCGTGGTGCTCAACACCGATGCCGCACGCAAGCCGACCGTGCAGCTCTCATCCTTCAACGTCACCAGAGACGACTGTCTCCATGGCGGAGGCACAGACATATCATTAACCATAGAGTCAGTCAAGTGATCATGGCAGTCAAGACATTACTCATACATTTCCTCAAGCTCGGTGTTGGCATAGCCAGCACCGAGATGGAGTATGCCGACTCCACCAGCTGCGATACTCCTCCAACAACAGGGTGGCAGACCACTCCACCACAGTGGCAAGATGGTCACTACATCTGGACACGCACACACATCACGTATACCAATGGCAAGGAGACATATACCTCTCCAGTCTGCACGACAGGCAGTCAGGGGCAGCAGGGTGAGCGTGGTGCCGTCCTCCGTGGTCCGCAGCTCTGGTCAGACTGCGGCGTGGGCTATTGCTTCGAGGCTGGAGAGACTGGCAAGGAGTGGAAGGATACCGTCATCTACAACGACAACACCTACTCCTGCGTCAAGAGCCACGTCAAGACAGCCGACAACTACCCCGGCAGCGCAGATGACATCAACAACGGCTACTGGCGAGTCGGCAGCCCCATCGAGCTGATTGTCGCCAACATAATCATGTCACGCTACCAGCTCGTCAAAAACCTCGGGGTCGAGACCATTGAGATGAAGGATACCGATGGCAACATCGTCTTCCGAGCCAAGGATGGTGAGGTGTTGGCCAACAAGGGCACATTCAACAATATCGTGTGCGACCATGGCGAGTTCACCAATGCAGTTGTCACAGGTGACCTCAACCTGAGCACACTTCGTTATCTAGCCAACAGGGGCGGCAATATGGGCGCAGCCGTCATGGCCAAGGCTTTCAACATGGGATACGGTCCTTTCATCTTGCCACACCTCAATGACAACGAGTGTATGAGAGTGGTCTTCTATAATCCAGTGATAACAAGAAGTTCACTGCCAGCCAAGGTCTCATGCCAAGGCAGCAATGATGTGTTGAAGCCAGCTTCTAACATATACATCTCAACCTCATATCGTCAGATAGAAGTCTCCGGGTGGTGCGAGATGATCGGCTCAAACTTGACAAGTGGCAAAACCACATGGATATATAACAATATCGTGCAATCTTAAGATTAATTCATTATGATAGACAAAAAAACTTTCGACAAGGCTCATGACGTTAACACCGTCAACAGCAACCAGTCATTCCTCATGACTGACCAAAAAGGCAACGTCACCAAGATACCGTTGTCCGCCCTCAAGGCTGACCTCAGCCTGGGCAGCCACACATGGTGCGGCAGAGTGTGGAATACAGCCAACGCCACCCCCAAGGCGGCCATGGTGGTCGGCGACCTCGATGTCCTCCGTGAGCTGCCGCTCACCCTAGGTCTCGGCGCTTACCTCGTCAAGAATGACCACAGCCGCCGCAAGCTCGATGCCACAGACCATTACAAGTATGCCACGGGCGAAGCCGCCAAGCTAGACGGTTCACAGGGCCACTACCAGTGGGGATGGGGCAGAGAGTTCTACTTCGTCACCAAGGATGTCGGTGGCCTCCATTACGAGATGATCGGTCTCAAGCCTATCCCTGGCGAGTACAACTACAAGATCCCTATCGGCTCCATCTCCGCCTCAGGCTTCGCCACCATCGAGCGCAGCACAGGCAGACTCGTCAGCTTCATCAACACAGGCTCTGACTACCGAGGAGGCAACAACGATGCCTCCCTTGACGGCACCAACCGCACCCTCTGCGGCAAGCCGGCAAGCTCGCAGACCACAGAATACTTCCGTGCCGCCGCACGCAAGAATGGCAAGGGGTGGCTCTGCACCACCATGCGACACACCACCATCATCGCCGCACTCATCGGGGTCATCATGGGCACACACTACGATCAAGATGCCGTCAAAACCGCCAAAGACTCCAACGGTCTCTACCAGGGCGGTCTCGGTGCAGGCACCTCAAACTTCAACTGGGATACCTGGGGCACTTACAACTCCTACCGCCCATTCCTCCCCATGTCCGCAGGCATCGAGCTGGGCGACAGCGTGGGCGAGACTACCTACGCAGTCAAAAATGACGCTGGCACCACGGTCTACACAGCCAAGGTCTCCAGCTTCTTCGGTCTCAAGCACGCACAGGGCGGCTACCTCTGGCGCATGATGGATGACGAGCAGGTGCGCATCAACTCCGATACCACAGCCACACACCTCGTCGCACCATCCATCTACGGCTCATGGACCATCGGCTCAGCCACGGGCATGAAGGCTTACAGCACATCGCCTGCCACAGGCGAGGGCTACATCACCCGACTCTCCATGGAGCATTTGGAGAATTTCGCCACGGCCGTCGGAGGCAGCGAGACCACATACTGGACTAGCTATTTCTGGAATACTTCCAAAGCTACGAGCGGTTTCCGTCTCTGCCTTCGTGGTGGTAGTGTTAACAATGGTGGTCAATGCGGTC